CAGAAGTTCTGGCAAGATTTTTGGAATGATATTTGGTTAAATATTCCAAGCGATAAGTAATGAGAATATTAAGGACACTAGGAAGTGCCGCTCTCATTATTACTTTTATTACTGGTGTTTGGTTTATTGACGATAGATATGTTGATGCCAAAGAAGTACAAAGCATAAAAGAACAAATTTACTTACGAATAGATACAAACGAGTATCGTGAACTTACCAAACAGTATTACGAATTAAAAAAACTCATAAGAGAAAATCCAGAAAGCATCGAACTTAAAGAACAGTTAAAAGAAGTTGAAAAGGAAAGAGCTGAACTTAAAAAGAAAATAGATGCTAAATTAGAATAATGACAAGAAAAACTAACACAGTT